TACCTTTAAAAAAGTTAATACAGGAAGATAGTAAGTACATTTCTAAGTTTAATAAAGACGTTATTGATGGTTTATTAAAAAAAGGAGAAAAATATGTACAGCTTGAAGGAAATACCGATCATGTAGTACTTACAAGCTTTGGTAGATTAATTAATACACATAAGATTAATCAGTACGGAGTTAGATGTAGTCCTAATATGTTTCATGCTTATGTAGGTAAAGAAAAGATTGATATTGAACAAATATTTGAACAACAGGCTTGGGACTATGACTTTGAAACTTTAAAAAGTTATTACTCCAAGTACAAGTGGAAACTAGTAGATTATGGACGCATGTACTACTATAACGATACACAATAATGAGAACACATTTAGTTTACTTTCATCCAGATAAAAAACAAGGTTATGGTGCTAGTTATGAAGATAGGTTTGATAGAAGGGTAAAAGAACAAAAGCATCTCGACCGTAGTAAATTTGTTGTAATAGAGAGAGGTTTAACTTTAGATGAAGCATCGGATAGAGAAAGAGAGTTACAAATTAGAGACGGTTATCCAACAGATAATGTAACGTACAAATATTGGTTAACAAAAATAGAACCAAAAAGTCACAGTAAACAAGTTAGAAAAAAGGCAGTAGCTAAAACTGATTGGAAAAATATCAAAAGGAAAAACTATAGACCTAATTCCAAGTTTAGGCATAGAGTTAAAGCTATAAGAGTATCAGATAATACAGTAATAGGTATATACGAATCTCAGTTAAAAGCAGCTAAAGAATTAAATGTACACCAAGGTAGTATTTTTCAGGTATTAAAAGGTATTATAAAAACTACCGGTGGATATACGTTTGAATACGCTTAAGTAAACCTTTTGTCTCTCTATACTATTTATGGGTAAGTAATATACTATATAGCGATTATATTAACTATGGAGAGAACTAAGGATAGAAAGGGAGATACAATAATTAAAGAGGGCTCCCCCACCACACACTCGAATCGAGAGAGATTAACCCTAGTAGAAGTACAGAGAAGGGTAGATACTTGTATAGATCTTAGATATAAGGCAGATAAACCCATCCTACAAAGACAATGGTTGGATTATTGTGATAAACATTATGGAGATAAAAGTAAACCTCAATACCTGAACTATTGGATGTCTGCTAAAGAACAATATGAAGAAGGTTGGAAAGGAAGGCTGTAAGGACTATTAGAACCAGCAATGCAAGAGTTAACTGAACTACTACACTCAGACAACCCATTGATAAAGCAAAGAGCAATAGACCAGATATATAAGATGTCAGGATACGACATACAGAAGCATCTAGTAAAGGCACAAATAGAAAACATATCTATAGGATTCGGAGAGGAATAAAAGATTTAGTACTAATACCGTACCCAATGTATATACCTACAAGTAAGAATAAAGTACTAAATTAACGTATAAGGTACATTATCATGAATATAACCCTTTTTACCCCTTATAAGAAACAGAAAGACTTTATAAAGAAGTTTGCCGATACCGACGATGTATTTGGTGTAGTAAGTGCACCACGTGGTTCCGGAAAGACACTACTTGCAATAAACCTAATGCTTTATTGGTTATTACAAAAACCTAACCGTAAGGGTGGTTGGATAGCTCCTGTCTATGGACAGTCTAAGTCTGTAATGGATCAAATAGTTAATAAGGCAGGTGACACCATAGAAGGAAGTAATAGGATGGAAGGTACTATAACATTTATTAATGGTAGTACTTTAAAGTTCTTAAGTAGTGATAGTCCAGACAATATTCGAGGGTTTAGGTTTACCCATCTAATACTAGATGAAGCTGCCTTTATAAAAGAAACATCTATAGGTACTGCTATACTACCTACATTAAACCCGTTAGGTAAGAAATGTTTACTTATATCAACACCAAGAGGCAAGAATCACTTCTTTAATTGGTTCAATAAAGAGGACGTCGTATCAATGTCTTTCCCTTTAACTGAATGTCCCTATGTTAGTAAAACCTTAGTAGAAGAGTCTCGTAAGTCTCTACCTCCTGACATTTTTAGACAAGAGTTTTTAGCAGAGTTTGTAGATAGTTCAAACGATGTATTTATCGGCATAGATAAAGTATCAACCGTTAACATGTTTTCCAGCCAAGTAAGAGTAGACGTATATGTAGGTATAGATACCGGACTAACAGATGATATGTCCGTCCTTACATTAATTGATCCTACCGGTAGAGTAAGATGGATGGAAGGAATAAATAACCGTACCATACAAGATATAGCAGAAAAGTTTATGTCACTGATGGGTAACTTTAATGTGGTAGGAGGATACATTGAAACAAACGGTATAGGTAGAGCTATGTATGACTTAATCTCACCTCAATACAGAAGCATAAGACCTTTTAATACCACCCAGGACAATAAAACTGAAATGGTACGTAAATTAATTAATGATATTGAAAACGTTAATATTGAATTACCTACCATAGATCTTATTCCCGAATTACATAAAGAGTTTGGTACGTATACTTATAAGTTATCGCCTACCGGTAAGCTGTCTTTTGGACACATTAATGGTGCTCATGATGATTATGTAGATAGTCTGATGCTTGCCAATTACAGTAGGGTACAATTTATTAAACGTAAAAGTTTAAATATCAGACCAGGACGTAGTACTACTGTTAAACCTTCTTTTGGTAAACTACCTAGATAATCTATCGTAAGTCAAATAATAGTACCCGTATTCATCCATACTATCATACTGTACTTCAAAACCGTTGTTAATATAGAAAGGAAATAAATCAGGCTTCACCCATGCCGATATAGACGTATAACCATCCTTTAAAATGTTTATCATCTTGGTACCTACTCCGGTACGTTTTTCATCTACTACAAATCTTGAAAGATGTACATGATTATGTTCATTTGTTTCTCTTATCCACATCCATCCTTTGTCTTTGTGGTTTATAACTGAACAGTTATCGGCCGTATCATAATTGTTTTGCTTCCAGTACTCGTTTGCGTCATTGAAGTACTTTAATGTATCTAATTGCATAATGTATTAAAAAATTTATTGGTTCTTTGTTCCACAGTACCTGTTAGTGTAACTACAGGAAGGTTATATGTGTCGATATAGTATTCAAATAAGTGTACAATTTCGTCTCTAAACGATTTATTTGCACTCCTTACCCCATCATCTTGTAGAGGTAGTTCGTTAGGGAGATAAAAGATATAATCGTAAGAGAAGATTATCTGTTGTAGTACCTTGGTTGAGTAATCCATCACCCATTCATCCACTTTACCATTTTGATACAACCAGTGGGTATAACAACACGCATCTATTATACATCTATCTGATACAAATTTATCTTGTATGATATTACTTACGTGGACGTTGATGGTTAGAAGCTGGGTAAGATTATTACCTTGTTCATTAATGGTTACACCCTTCTGATTGATCTTTCTTGTTAACTCGTCGTTAAACACATAATTGGGTAGTACTGTATCTCTTAACTTACTATTTTTTATACTGTGTAGTAAGGTTGACTTTCCTGTTGACTGTGCTCCTGTTATTGCTATCTTCATATTAAAATTGTAAACAAATTACATCACCAACAAAAAAGCTTAAGTAAGTCTTTTCATCCACATGTTCATCTTTACCGTCTACCTCTAAAATAAAGATAGGTACACCGGTAGTAGTTATAAAAGATCTACCTCCAGTTATAGTACCACAGTAATCTTCTTTGGTACACCTAGATAATCCAAGTAAAATTAGTAATATAATTATTATTCTTCTCATTTGTTTATTATATATAGTTATAATTTAGGTAAAAAATTTATAATATACCAATTATTTTTATATTTTTTTGTTATTAACTAACTAATTATTATAGATAAACGTTATAGTAAAGTATTTTACTCAGTAAAAATATTTATTACCATGAAGAAAAAACAAATAACACTCGATTTACCCGACTATTTAGGTGTACAGATGTACCAGGATATAGTAAATTTCCAAGGTACCGGCCAGGCAGAAAAGCTAATACATGCTGTAGCCAAGATAATCAACAAAGATGTTGATGAAGTAAAAAGCTGGCCGATAAGTACGTTAAAGGATATCTCTGATGATATATCAGAATTAGCGCTACCTAAGGATACTTTTCATGCAATTGTAGAGTTTGATGACGTACTTTATGGGTATGCTCATATGAAACAAGTAACATTAGGTGAATACATCGACCTAGAAAACCTATCCAAAGATATAAACGGTAATATGGCAGCCATTTGTGCTATTCTATACCGTCCAGTAGTAAACCATAGGTTTGATTCTATACAGTTTCATGTTAAACAAAAAGTAAAGTCTGTAAAAAACAACGTACCTAATCCTTTTGACTACTATAGTATAGAAAGTTACGATAGTGAAAAGAGAAAGGATAGACAAAAGGTATTTGAAAAGTTTCCTGCTCATGTGTTCTTAGGAGCTTTAAGTTTTTTTTTAGGCAGCGCAAGCTTATATTTGAACAGTATTCTCTTTTCAAAACAAACGAGTCATCGAACCAAGATGACCCAAGAGAAAAAAATTCTGCAAAGTCTTTCTCAGACCATTGGGGTTGGTACGGAACCCTATACACTCTTTCTAAGTCCAATATCCTTTCGATCACAGGAGATACCTCACTAACCGATGTTAACTTTATTAATGCTTTAAACTATTTAGAAATAGATAAGGACTATAACGAAGAAGTACACAAGGCAGAAAAACGAGCCTTACAACAGCAAAGACTTCAATCAAGATATAGATGATTATGGCTAAAAGAAAAAAATTAGATACACCACAACCAATACAAACACCTTCTCTAACAGAGGATAAACCCATACCAACTCCAACTATAAAGGTAGAGGCTACACCTTTGAGAGATACAATCTTAGACTTAAGAGAGAAAGGGTTTGACGACAATAGAATAGCTGCAAGGCTGATGATTCAAAAATCAATCGTAGAACAAACTAAATAATGGCAAATACCTCACAAGGACGTAGACATAATCTTACGTATAGTCAAATAATAGACCAGTTTGAGAATGCTTGTAATGCCCATCTGGCTATTAATCAGTTTGATACCGGTACGTTAGATTACCTAGACGCCAATGCTGTTAATAAAAAATACCCTTATGTTTATTTACGACCTTTAACATCAACCGGTGTAGTAGATAAAGTAAGAGGACTAACCTTTGAGTTATACTCAATGGATGTACCTAAACTATCTGATGAGTCACCAGTAAAGGTATTGTCCAATACTGAGATGTATATCTACGATTTATTGGCTTATTTTAATGTAGGTAACTACCAAACTTATTATCAGGTAGATATAACAAGTATTGCTCCTGTTAATGAAGCTTTTCAAGACAGAGTATTTGGGTGGGTGGCTACTATAGATGTATTAACACCATTCAAATGGGATTATTGTGATTACCCACAAATTACTCCCACACCTGTACCTGTTCCAACACCTACACCTACTCCCACTCCGGTTCCTGTACCGGTAGTAACTAGTTCATTTGCTTTAAGAATTAGTGATTATTCAGGTTCAATTTCTTCAGCATCTTGCTATAATGGAACAAATGATGAGTCAGGTAGTGTCTTAGCGTATGCTATTGTAACTTCGAGTATTTCTTTCCCAGACAATATCTCAGGTTCAGCTCTATATTTCGATTCAGGAGCTACAATGCCTTTCTCAATGTCTAATGACAGTGTACCTACCGGCAGTATGTTTAGTATTATAAGTGGATCACAAACAGGTTCAAGAACTCATGCTGTTTATATTAGTACTGGTTCAGGTTGGCCATCAGGTTCTTTATCTGGTAGTCAATGGATGATATCTGGTTCAGTAAGTGAATGTCCAGAAATAGGAGTAATATATACTAACTTCTCTGCTTCAGCTAATCCTTTAGATGGATGTGCTTATACAGGTAGTGTATTTACAAGTAGTTTATACTATCATAAAAAACCAGGCAAGGTTTATCCTTGTGATATAGAAGATTCATTCCTATATACTGATGATGGAGGTAC